CTGGAAGCTTAAGCAATATCGATTTCATAACACCTACCAAAAAGCTCAGAATCAATTGGTAGGGCTAACTGTGAACTACGCTCTAGATCATCAAGCATAGAGTCGAATTCACTGGCATCCACTTTGTAACGCTCAAGAAAGAATTGAAAAGTTTCGATGGATGGAAGGATAGGGTCAGCACAAGCATACAATTGAGCAAAAGTCACTAAAGGCGTGTCAGTCCATTGGATGGGAGCATCAAAGATAGAGCAAATTTTGCGTAGCTTGGCTATTTGGATAGACAGAAACCGACCAACCACCGGAAACATCTTGAATGCTGGCACAAGACCCAAATACATACCCATCACGCCTTGAAGAGAGATCGGTGTGGCCATGATGGATATTCGAGACATGACACGAAAAGGCTTTGGAGTGAGGAGCCACACAGGCTTAGAATGCAACTCCATTGGCACAAACAAGGCATTCAAGAAAGTTAGTTGACTGACATGAGATCGAGCTTGAATCTTCGGTTTCAATCCCATTGACAGTAGTGTTTGTTGATACAAAGAGACATCGATTGGCTTGTTAGTAACCAACACAGTATCATCACTGTTTAACAGCAACGCGACATCTAAACCCAACCTCAAATTGAGAGTGCGAAACACAACAAGATGCGCCAAGATGTTAACCAAGGTGTTACCACCTGAAGTGTTAACATCGCCAGTGTTTCTGCATCCTCTTATGGATCGGACAAACACACCAGGACCAACAGCGGTCAAACGCTGCTGCCGTTGGAATGACTCGGCTACATCAGGCGGCATCTGCACCCATTGCATAATGCGATTTTCTGCTTTGAGAGCATACTTATTAACAGTTGAATCAAAAGCTGTGTAGTCAAGCTCATAAAAGTACACATGATCAACAAATATGTCGACCCAGGCATGAAGCCACTCGCCGATTGACAAGGCGGAAATGCCACTCCCCCAGCAAATGCTATTAGGCACACCATCTATAATTGGAGCAAATGCTTTGTGAAGTGACTCTGTGTACAAATAGTAATATGGCGCTTGCAAGGCAAGTAGTACGGGGCTAAAACATGCGCTTACAACGCGACAGGCGGCCGATACAACGGGAGTGATCGGTCCAAAAGGACACCTCTTTTCCCATTTTGCAAACAACTTTCTCATGTAATGGTATGAACACAAAACAGTTGAATGCACAGTCAAACACAAAGTACGATAGTATCGGGCCAAATTGTCATTGTATTTGGCAAGCCAAGATTCAATAGCGAACAACCGCAATTGAGTGTACAATATAGGCTCACGGAGATAAGAGAATGGAGTCTGAAGACACAGAGAGTCAAAAAGGTGATAGGCAGAAGTCCATAATCGTTCAAAATCAAGATTCAAATCCTCATCAAGTGTGGCTAGTCGCTTGTTGACACTCTCTATTAGATCAGGTTCAGTCGTAATGGGGTAGCATTGGTTAAATACGGGCCCAACGATCTGGTAACCGCTCAACTCATCAGTTTTGGGCAGGAAGACACCAGTAATCGATGCGGTTCGGATTTGGTCGTAATGACCAGAAGATTCATAATACAGTTTAGTTCCCCACTTAACAAAGTCACAAGCAACCACTACCCCGCTATTGAAAGTGGAACGTATGGCGTGAACTAAATCAGTTTGCATCAAAGAAAAGTCATAACCGAACTGAAGCACCAATTCTTCAAGTATCTGTCCAATACACCCAATCCAAAACCCAATGACAACTCCCCAGAAGATCCAATCAAGAGTCCACAAATATCGACAAATGAAATTATGAAAGAATTCCAAATAAGAAACACACCGACCCTGATCGAAAAAATACACTAGGTAAGGAGCATACCAAGTTTTCTGGGGGCAAACATAGTCGACAAGATCTTTAAAATAAGCATGGGCAAAAAGTGCACAAAACGTGCAGAACAAACACGAGACTATGCTTATGTAAAATCGACTACAAATGCGCAATAGTTCTACGAATCGGAAAAATGGTAAGGTCTGATCATGAGCTAAATAAAGCAAACACTTGCGCATAGCAGAACTCACCATGCTGAACACGAATTGCTTGGTACGAACAAGCAACAACAACACGACCAAAAGCGAAGCGGACTTGTCTACTAGAGTCAAATCTTTGCTTTCCGAGTTCAGCCATCGATCAATAGTTGGTACTAGAGTGGATACAGTGCCATGCGAATCAATTCGACTAGCGACCTTGTCGCATAGTTTGTGATCCACAACATAGGTCAAACGAGGAGCATTATCACTCTCAGTCAGCCACAGACTAGGATTGCAAGTCAGTAAATAATGCTCCGATTGTTGACCCAAAACAGGCCGATCTTCATACAATCGGTACGAGCTACACTCATAAGTAGGTGAGAGATTCAAAGGAGATTGAAAAACATCGAGGCTCTGGGAAGGCAAAATGATCAACGAAAATTTGGTCAAATAAGTATTGCCATAGATTCTATGCTCCATATTGACAGCTAAGTCGCCCATGCGAAACGGCCGGGTCAACCAAAAAGTAGCAGGGTGAGTATAATCACTTGCATTGCCTATACAATGAGCTCTAATATTCAATCCAGCCTTAGTGTCAAACGTTTCCCAGAACAACTCATCATGATAATCACCGCGGAAATCGTCAAATCGGTGATATATACCATAACCCACATGCTTGGCGCTGTGTGTCAACAAACGGATCAAGTGTTCTGCAGGTGAGGCTGCAATTTTAACAGGGTCATTATAGTATATAGCATTGACGAGAACAATGGCTTCGGTATTTACACTATGCACACACGGATAATGATCGGAACAAAAAGTCATATTAGGGTGTGTGCAAGAGTGGGCGAGATGCACGCGATGAAAATCGTCGGGCAAAAGACACGGTATATTGCAATGAACTCGAAGATTATAAAAGGGCATTTTGCTATGCCAAGGTAGAGGGCTACCATAGACGTCAGAAAAGGAGACAATTTTATCTTCCTGTAACCAATCACACAATCTGTCGATGCAATATTTGCGTTCAAAAGCCACATGTGGATGAGGATGAGAACTACGATCTCGAGTTGTGAAAGCAAGAGTGGTGAGTAAAGGAAATGTCGACGCAAGCCAAGTTAGAAATCCGTCTGGGATAGAGTGGTTCCAAACAACCACTTGTCCACGGGAAGCTACCACAGCTTTTGGGTCAGACAAAGGCAATACACGAATGCGTTCTTCTTCTTTAACGGCAGCCAATTCGGCCCGTTGTTTTGCAGGCGTGGTTCTCTTGCGAGAAGCCACGGAACGCATTGCTGAAACGCTCAATTGCGAATCAGTTTGAGATCGAGTTGGTCCAAAAACAGGACCATGATAAACAACGTCAGGCTCCTTGGACACAAGCAAAGCTGATCCGCGACCAGCAGCAATGTCAGCAAAAGTTGGAACAGACGAACTAGGGTTAACCCCAGCAGTCTGTTGGAGCACTGATTCAGG